GTTCTTTATGGAGGCTAGGGAAGCCGCAAAGAATGGTGAAGGAGCTGTTTTCAGTAAGGATGATGGTATCCGGGTGAAACGCACCATGCCGCGCATGAACCAAACTCTTGAACACCACAGTTTCTTTATGTCAGCTCCGGTGGGCTCCAGGTTTGATATCCTATACCTTGAGGATATTGAATCAGAGAAGTTGGTGCAGAGTAAGGAGATGGTGGACAAGCTCCATGAGTCTCTTGCTGCGTTTGGCCCGCTTGTCACCCCAGTGGCTATGCCTCAGTCGATTGTAATTCTCAACAACACCATGTATTCACCGGCTGGCGTGGCGGTTAAGAAGTACAAGGAGATGGAGGCTAAGGGAGTGGAGTATGCCTTCATGTACCCAGCCGAAGAGGGATCATTGATCAACGGTAAGTTTATGCCGTCAGTGGAAGGCAACTGCCCCGGTGGTGGTGTGGCTATGTACCCATTCACCGAGAAGTCTCTGTGGACAATCCACGAAGCATCCAACGCTAGTAAGGCTAAGTATTATAGTCAGATGCTTGGTGACTTGACCTCAGGAGAGGATGCCACTCTCATGCGCGAGTGGATTACGTTTGTAAATGAGCAGCCAGAGAAGATGGCTGCAGGATCAAACATCTACATTGGCATTGATGGAAGCAGGGGCTTAGAAGACCCCACTGGCTGTTTTGTATGGGCGGTGGGTCCAGACAAAAGGCTCAAGTGGGTGGGTGGGTTTAGGAAGAAAATGGACCCAGCTGGTTCGCTATTCCACGACACGGTGTTCAACACGGTGATGAAGTGGGACAACATTGGAGCCAGGGTGGTGGAGATCAGAGTGGAGCAGCTTCCAAACCAAACTTGGGCTGACCTGATTAGGAGCGAGCTGCAGTCTAGGGGTTGCTATATCCCTGTGATTGCATGCAGGGGAAAGATTGAGTCTCGCACTGGCAGGTTTAAGCATGCCAAGATGGAGCGCATCTTCTCTAGGTGGGCACCACGTCTACAGACCGGGCAGATCATCTTCCCAACACCGAAGGACAATGGCGGCTCTGGGATCATGGCATTTGATGACAAGAACAATCCGTTTGATCTTGTTGGGTACTTCTTAAACAATGAGTATGACATGTTTCCGTCATCAAAGCACGACGATCTGCTGGATGCTGGCGGGTTGCTGTGGGATCCAGATGGCACTCCAATTGTAGCACCGCCATTTGCAAGTAGAAGCCAAAATAGTGGGTGGGCCACACGCAGGCAAGGCTCCCCTGGATGGATGTCTGCGGGATAACAGGAGGCTGATATGCAGAAGCTCACCCTAGTGGGGAATAAAGCGCCATTTGACTATAAGCCTTCCAGCAAGAAGGACAAAGATTTTCTTGAGTACCTGAACAAGTGCATCAGCGAGGCGGACATCTTCTGCACTCCAGAGCACAAGAGGGTGGAAGAGAATCAGAAGTATGAACGTGGCTTCCAGTGGTCGGAGGGCGATGCGGCCCGCCAGAAAGACAAGGATCGCCCAGCTCTCCCGCTGAATGATATCAGCAAGGGATTGAGCAGCGTTGCGAACCGAGAGATCATGGATCGCTACATGCCAAAGGTGTTTGGAAGAGAAACAGACGATGACGGGAAGGCCGAGCTACTCGATGAGCTTTCGCGTTGGCAGAGAGATTGTTCTGAAACCGAGCACGAAGAGTCTCGCGCCTTCCGTCAAGTTTGTGCCAGTGGTTACGGGGTGATGCACAAGTATTGGGATCCCACTGAGGCTGATGGCCAGGGTATGGTGGTGGACGAAGAGGTGCCACTGTGGACAATGCTGTGGGATCCTCGCGCAAGGAAGCAGAACCTTGTGGACCGTAAGTATCATATTAGTGGTAAGTATGTGCCTGTTAGTGAGATTATTGACAGGTTTGGTAAGGGCCGCAATGTGAAGAAGAAGATCAAGGCGCTTGCCGGTGCTGGTGGTAAGGGTAACGGAGCAGGTGCTGGTGGGTCTGCCGTGGCCACCCGCTGGGGATGGAGTGACATTGCTTCGGGAAAGTGGTTTGTTAGCTCGAAGCAGGAGCTATTCCTTGTAGAGTTTGAGTGGATCGAAAACAAGGACGTTTACAAGGTTGCATACCCGGTTAGATGGGATGAGTGGAACGCATTTGTAAATGATCCACAAGGCCAGATTCAGTATGGCGAAGATGAGAATGGCCAGCCTCAGATGGTGGGTAACCAGGATTACATGCAGATGGATCCTGAAACCCAGAAGAACTTTGCCTATGCTGTGCTTGCTGATACAGACATCAAGGTGATTGAGAACTCTGCAGATCTCGACCTCATTGAAGAACCCTACCTCAACTTCACCGGGTCAGACCTACAGTATACAGAAGAGCCCAAGAAGGAAGTGCATTACGCTATTATTGCTAAGGATATCATCCTTCAGCGTGGGGTGCGCACCACCGGGTTCACTTATGAGTTCATCACTGGCATCCCGTTTGAACAGCGAGACGGCACTAGGTTCTATGGTTTTGTGGACATGGCTAAGGGTCCACAGGATATGAAGAACGTGTTGTACAGCAACCTTCTAACCCATTACATGACCTCGCCCAAGGGAACTCTGATGGTGGAGGAAGGGCTTGTTGCAGACACCAACAAGCTGTCCAACGACTATGCGAAGCTTGGCGGAATCATGTTTGTGCCAGATGGGCTTGTACAACAGTGGGACACGCGCACTAAGGTGGTGGAGGGCGGCAACTTCCCGCCGATGCCAAAGGAGCTTCTTGCGATTGTTGAGGGTGGTGTTGAGGCAATGCTTGGGGTTAACAGCCTCGATGGCGACCTCAGGCGCATCAGCGGCAAGGTGGCAGATCAGGCCAACCGGGCTTCATCCACCATCCTGGCTATCTACTTCGATTCCCTTAAGCGCTACCGCAAGCGTTTCGGAATGCTCAACCTCAAGTTCTTGCAAGCTGCATATGAGCCCAAGCAAATGGCTCGCATTGTAGGTGGAGAGGTGGGGCAGTTCCTGGCTGAGATCGAAGATTGGCCAGAGGTGCTCAGGTTCGACATTAAGGTGGAAGAAAACCCCACCACTGTCTCCGAGCAGATTGATTCATTGAAGGTGCTTATCTCAAGCGGCGCTCTTGCCGAGTGGACGGGTGGACCAAACCCAAAGATGTCCTTTGCAGACATGATGGATTTAATGATTACGCTCCCCAAGTCCACCAGAGAGAAGATCAAGCGCAACTCGAAACAGATGGAGGAATACCAGCAGAACATCGAGCAGCTGCAGCAGCAGATTCAGCAGAAGGAAGAAGAAAACAAGCTGCGTGACAAGTTCCTTCTCTACATGGATCGTGGCGGCGAGATGAAGGCAGCTTGGGATATGGCATATGCAATGTCACTGCAGATTGCCAATGAGCGTGAAGCAATGAGAGCGCAACAACAGCAGGGCCAACCCGGAGCTGCACCGCAGCCCCAATAACAGGAGATTCAAATGCCCGATGTAGTCGGAGCGGCACCGCAGCCTGATGTGCTTCAGGTGCCTAACAATGTGTACCGCAAGCCAGCAGATCCGTTGAAGTCGCTATTAAGTAAAACTGTACAGGGAGTGCAGGATATGGCTTCTAATGGCCCACGGCTTACCGTGGCTGAACCGGAGCCGCAGCGAGAGGCCTCAGGCGTGGCAGTGTTCAACCCAGATAGCCCCCAGAACGCCACAGGAGCCTCTGAGAGCCACGAAAATTCAGAACCCAACCCAGCCCCTCAACCGGAGATTAAAGGGAGCCCCTACGCCCGTATACGGGTGCTAGAGCGCGAGAGAGCGCTGGAGCGCAAGAAGGCTGAAGAGTTGCAGGAACAGGTGGCATTGCTTGCCAAGGTGGTGGATAGGGCTGGGATCCTCACTGAAGAGGAGGAGGAAGAAGAGGAGCCCACTGACCCGCTTTCTAAAATTGCTTATGAGCAAAAGAAAACGCGGGAAGAGATTCTTAATTTTAAGCAGGAGATGCAGAAGAAGGAAGAGGCTTTTGCTGAGCGCAGCCTCCACGACGCGGCTGATTATGCCATTAGGAGCTACGCAGCTAAGGCCGAAACGGTTAAGCCTGGGCTCTACCAAGAGGCTATGGCTCACCTCGCCAATGTAAAGCTGTCCGAAATCCTTGAAGATAATGACGATATCAGCGAAGAGGATGCCAAGATTGAGCTGGCGAAGTGGGTTGTCGGGGTTAAGGAGAAGGCAGTAAAGAGCGGCAAGAACCCCGGTGAAGAGCTGATGCGGCGCAGTGTGTTGCATGGGTTTCAGGTTAGTGTCCCGCAGAATACCCAAACCGGGAAGGCTCCGTCTCAAAATGGGAAGGAAAGTGCCACCGATAAGATTGCCAGAGAGAAGGCCAAGAAGGAGTCTCTTGGCACCATCTCCACTGTGCAGGGTAGCCCAGCCAATGATCCCATGAAGAACCTTGTAAATATGTCAGAGCGCGAAAGGGTGCGCACCATTCTCCAGTCACAGAAAGACAGGGGGCAGCTACGTAGGTCAGCCCCTCTCTCAGAACTACTGGCGCATAAGATTAGGCAATAATGATTGACAAATTGTGTCACTTGTGACACAATATAGTTCCGCAGTGAATCCGCCCAGCAGGGTGAGGCCTATATGGCTAAATAAGATAGCACTCAAGGGGATCCCTTGAAGAGTCAGCTCAGACTACAAGATTACGTTGAGCACTGAATCCGACTTCCGACCCTTCATAGGAGATCCACAATGAGTTCTAATGGTTATCTTGATATCACTGATAATGAAGTTGTAACCCAGTTTGAAACTGGTATTGACATTGAAGCGCGCCTCAAGCTCGCCCTTCTGGATGATGAGTATGGCTTTGCTGGTGACAGCGAGGACAACCTCATTGTCCTGAAGGACGATCTCACCACTAAGCCCGGTGGCACCATCCGTAGCTACTTTGCGTATCAGCTGTCTTCGCGTGGCCGCGCTAAGGATGAGCAGCTTGTTGGCTTTGAGGATCGTCAGCGCACCACCACGTTTGATATCAAGGTGGATGTCATTCGTAATGCCGTCACCAACGAGAGCCCGATGTATCAGCAGTGGGTTCCGTATGACATGCTGGAGAGTTCAAAGCGGGTTCTTGGTGACTGGTTTGCCAAGCGCTTCGAGCTTGCCCTGCATGCGCATGCTGTTGGCGCGTCCATCATCACCAGCGATGTTTACTCGCTGAACAACACCATCAACGCCCTGCAGTCTCGCTACATCATCCGTCCCAATGGCACTGCGGCTGGCAGCCTCAGCTCCGGCGACACGATGGACGTTGATGTGATCAACGAGGCTCTTCTGCGCCTTGAGCTTCTGCGCCCGAAGATGCGTCCTGCCATGACCCCGTTTGGTCCGAAGTTTGTGTGCTTCCTCGCTCCTGAGCAGGTGCGCGATCTCCGCAAGTCGGACAGCGTGTGGTTCCAGATCATGACCTCTGCCATTCAGGGTGGTCAGGTTAGCGATAACCCAATCTTCACCAATCTCCTGGGCTCTGTGCATGATGTTCTGTTCTACACTTCAAACCTTGTTCCTCCGGGTCTGAATTCTGGTGGCACCAAGTTCAAGAGCAAGACTCGTAGGGCTTGGATCGGTGGCGCTGGTGCGCTGAACCTCGCTTTCGGTCGCGGTGATCGTCCGAACGGCTTCGGTATTAACCGCTTCCAGTGGGATATGGACACGCAGGACTACGGCTTCAAGAAGTCAATTGCCGCGTCCACGATTGTTGGTGCTGCTCGCCCGCGCTTCACTGATCCGAAGGATTCTTCAATCAGCGAGCATGGTGTTCTCTGCATCGAGACTTATGCCGACTACGGCTCCACCCTCACCGACGCTGAGGTTTATGTGGACTGGACCGAAGCTGGCGCTCTGGTGGAAGCGTAATAGGATAACTGGATAACAAGGAGAATACAAAATGAGTGCTGATACCTTTACCCTTCCCAATTACTCTGAACCGGCGCTGTACACCCGCAACAACCTTGCGCCGATTACCCGTTCCGTGAAATTTGCGCTTGCGGATCTCACTGGTGCGGCTGGCAGTGCGGCTGATCCGCTTGAGACTTCTGATGTCATTAAGCTCTTCAAGCTTCCACCGGACGTTAAGATCCTGGCGGCTAAGGCTGACTTCGGTGATCTTGAATCTAGCACCGGAGCGCTTGAGATTGATCTTGTTGTCACTAATGGCACCACCACGAAGTATCTGTTCGACGGACTCACCACGGTGCCTCGCAATGCTGGTAGCGTTAGTTCCAACGATGCTTCAGTGACTGGTTTTGTTCATGCATTCACCGCCAACAGCGCTATCGGCTGGGTTGTGGACAATGACAACTACTATGTTGCTATCAATGTTGTTGCTGGGGCCACCGCCTCAGGTACCGACGATGACATCTACGTTTCGGTGTCATACACCTCAGCTCTTGAGTCTAATGAGGCCACCTTCCGCACCTAATCAGGAATGAATCTGTGGCTCCAGAGGTTTACGTTGAGTATTCCTCTGGAGCCATTTTTTGATTCCATGATCTAGGAGGCTTCATCTATGTCTAACTGGGCCACAATGAAGCACCAAATTCTTCGTGACACACATATTGATTCCACAAGTTCAGGCAGCTTAGTGGACACAGATGTAGATCGCGCCATCATTGAAAGTATCTTATTCAACCGTGGCAACAACCTCGGTTGGAACACAGCTGAGCATAAGTTCTACACTGATGATAATCAACAGGACTACGATCTTCCAGCTGACTATCTTCGCTTGACTTCCGACGTGTTTTACTCATCTGTCAATGATTCCAGCATCCCATACGCTAAGCGTGTGCTAAAGTCACGCACTATGGATTGGATTCGTGAGAGCGTCACTAACGCTGTGAGTGATAGCACGTCGATTCATTATGATGTGGGCACCACCACTAGCTATGCCATCAACCCAACAGATCGCAAGATGTACTTGTCCCCGGTGCCCACTGGTGGACCATGGGTGATCGAGTACAGCTACATGCGTGATCCAGGCACTCCGGTGTTTAAGTCTGATGGCACCACCTGGACCATTTATGAGCCCAACGGCGTGGATGTTCTTGCGAGCACCTACACCAATGAGTGGTTTGAGGTGGGCAAGGGCTACCATCTGATCATGAACAGGGCTATGGCCATCATTGCCAACCGTGGGTATGGTGGCACTGAGGAGATGGCTGCGCTTGGTGCTAATGCTCTCCGTATGTGGGCTGAGGAGATGAACAGGATTCGCGGAGAAGCTGCTCGCACGGTGAGTGTGTCTGAGGTGAGGAGACACATCTAATGCCGGTGATTAGGCAAGAGATTGGGCCAATGAGCCTAGATGCTGGTCCAAGGGACGGCAAGCATCTATGGGTGGCTCAAGACGTGTTGCTGCAGGATGGTGGCTATGAAAAGATGCCGGAGTGGAGTGAGGTCTACACCCAATCTGTTACATCCGGTCATGACTTGTATGGTATCCATTGTTGGCGTGGCGGTTCCACCGGCAGGGTATACCTTGCCACTGATGACAAGTTCTTTGAGATGACAGATTCTGGCGCTACAGATGTCACTGGATCCACCACTCCCACCAACAGCACCAACGGAGTCAAGTTTGCTAGCTACGGCGAGTGGGTGTTTGCCGCTAATGGGGTAAACAAGATCCAGACAATGAAGGTGCCCTCAGCCACTGGATCCGCCACCAACTTTGAGGATATGGTGTACACCACTGGTGGGGCCAAGATCGCACCAAAGTACATCTGTTCACACAAAAACCATATTATTGCGTCTGACATCACATTTATTGAGAGCTATGGCGAGATTGCGTCATACACCACTGCGGTTGGCTCTGGATTCACCAATCAGCCACTTGGTGATTCAATTCAAGTGCTGTCGAGCAACAATGTTGTTGGCGAGGATAAGGGACCGCCAACCCGAAGCGTCACGGTTTGGGGCACGTACACTGGTGGTGGAGATACTGTCACGGCTGAGGTGATTGCCATTAATGGCACCACAGCTGTCACATCATCGCGTACAAACTGGCAAAAGATTTTAGGAACAAATGCAGACTGGGATCCGTTTGGCACCATTACTGTCAGAAAAACAACCGGAGCCGCCACCATAACCACATTCACGGCGGCTGATGGATCTGGAATTGTGAATGTTCCAGCTGCAGATCAGGATGGTGGAGACAGGGTGCTTGATATTGTGGCCAGTTCAGCCACCACGAAACAAGTTGGTTTGCTTGGCACCACACCAGGAGCCGCTATCACATGGGATAGCCAAGCCCTGAATGGCACTACAGTGGTGCAGAGTAATAATGAATTCAGATCATTCACTAATGTGTTAATTGGTGATATTGAAAATACCGTTACAGTGACCGTGACAAGTCACCAATATCCGGCTGGCTACAATGATCCATATCTTACTTGGTGGAGTGGCACAGATGACCCAGAGGGCTATGGCACCGAGGTGCTCGCCCCTCAGATTGCTGGGAGCAGCAATCAGCCACTACTAGACGGAACCGGAAAGATCACCGGCAATGCTGATGGTGGTGATTGCTTCTTTGTGTTTAAGGAGGGGTGCATCTATAGGTTTGATGGTCCTCCTTTTCAACCAACCGTGATTTCGTATTCAGTGGGCATGAAGGCCGGGCTTGTGCCGTACAAGCAGGGCGACAGGATATACTTCTGGTCGGAAGCTGGGTTGCATTTCATTGACATTAAAAACAGTCAAGTGAACCCAACAATGGCTGGCTCTACACAGAGGTCTGTTCTTGACTATGCCAACGCCAATTATGGCTCGGCTGTCGGTTCTTACCCGCTTCAAAGGGTGTCCACCAAGCAACTTGCAAACTGCGTAAACACCGGAGATGGGGTTGCGATTTCTGGTGATAGCACAAATTCTATCATCTTGTTAATGTTTTACAACGCATCAACTCCAGGGGGCCATGGCTTGGTGTATCATGAATCCACTGGAGCGTTCACCGCGTTCACTGGACCCAATGGATCTAATGCTGAGAATGTCCAGCTGGTGGACTATCGACCTGGATCCGGTCAGATTCCAGGCATCTTGTCATCTATGAGAATGGTGTTCAAGAAGACTGCCACGCTTGTGTCTTGGACAAAACCCCTACCAACTGGGTACACAGAAGCTGGCACGAGGGACGGCTATTTTAGGTGGCCATTTAAGGGCGCAGCTCCTGGCGGACCCACCACTAGGGTCACTAGGGTTAAGCCGCTTTTCGATAACCCCACCACATCAGCAAGCCAGAACATGAACATACATGTGTGTGTATATAGTATCTCAGGAGTGGGCAAAAGCTGGTATTTGCATAGCGTGTTGTCGATTGGTAACGCCACAAAGTCGCTGGATGGATGGATCACTATTGATGGATGCCCGTATGCTGAGAGGCATTCAATTGGAGTTAGCTTCTTGGCGAGCGGCACCGCCTCAAACCCTGACCCGCTGATGAGCGGGTTTGTTGGGATTGATGTAGAGGTGACTGCCGGTACATCGAAGGGAATCTGATGCATAACTTTGCACTCACCGGATTTGAAAATCCAAGTGTCATGTCTAACAACATGGCAGTGATTGATCAGGCGTTGGATAGTGTGGTGCATAAGGTTTGGGTGGGCGCCTCAAGCATGGATAGCATGAACAGTGCCACGTTTCCAACCTACCATGTTGGATCATCTGGTGTGTATGGTCCTAGATGGAATATGCCGGATGGCGTCACGAGTGAGATCGGGTTCTACTATCCAAGGAACAATGACTGGATCTTTGGCGTGTTGAGTTTGGTGGTGCATTACAGCGCAAGTAGCACCAGCGGCACTATTGACTGGAAGGTGTACATCACACCAATCACCAACTTGACCGTGGCACCCGGAACCGGGGTGAATCTGGCGGGTGAAACCGCACCCACTGTGGCCAACGCCATCACCACCAAGGAATTCAACACAGCTACCATCGCAGACACGTCGCAAGTGGGTAAAGAGCATGTAGGTGTGGCGGTGACAATAGGGCGTCGCGGAGCCACTGATTCAAACAACGGAGACGTATACATCTATGGAGTGGAACTAGTGTACAAAGAGAAGCGTCGAATGGTGGGAGCTAAGGCATGATGTTCTTACACGCAACTAAAGCTGACCTTAAGGATTGTGTACCATGTGCCAGAGCATTTCACAACATCTATGACCCTGGTGTTGAGTTTTGCGAAAAGAGCTTCATTGATTATTGGGAGTCTATGCTGGATAGCGGTAAGGGATTCCTGATTTTAATTGAACACCGCGATGGAGATGTGATTGGCGGTGTTGGTGGGGTGGTTTCTAATTTTCAAACGTCAAGTGTTTTGAATTCCATAGAGATGTTCTACTGGGTTGATCCTGAGTTTAGGGGGGAAGTTGCTATCAGGCTCTATAATGAGTTTATTTCAGAATCAAAAAGGCGTGGAGCTGCCAGGGTACTGATGGCTTATATGCAAAACAGCGACCCCGATAGGATGAGAAGGTTTTACCTAGCTAAGAAATTTGTGCCATTTGAGTATCACATGATCAAGGATATTTGATGGGTCGTAATATGGATAGTGAGCGGCCAGGGACTGCTTATGGAAGGTGGACCGTGGTGGAGTATGCTGGGAAGAACAAAACGGGGAGAAACGTTCTATTATGCAAATGCGATTGCGGAACTGCTAGGATTATAGCTAAGGAGGCTCTAGTTAGTGGAACATCAAAAAGTTGCGGATGCTTAAAGAGGGAGATGTCAGCCGAAAGAGTGGCCCGCTTACATCCCGGAGAAGCTGCAATGATGGCTCACTACAGAAGTTACACTAGCGGTTCTGTTAGAAGGATGATTGATTTCTCTTTGTCTATTGAAGAATTTATTCTACTGACATCTAAAGATTGTTTTTATTGCGGTGCAGACCCAGTTGAGTTTAAGTCTAGACAAGTTAGTGTGCGGAAGTTTTCTGGGTATGTAGCCAATGGGATAGATAGAATAGACAGTAGCTTGGGATATATCCATGGCAATGTCGTGCCATGCTGTTGGTCATGCAATCAGGGTAAGGGAAAGAAAACAAAAGAGCAGTTTATAAACATGTGTAAATCTGTGGCATTGCACAGCTCTAATTAAGGAGGTCATATGGGCGACTCAAGCAGCTTGTGGGGTGGTATAATTTCAGGGCTTGTTAGCGCATACGGGGCTAAGAAGAGTAAGGATAAAGCTCAAGACGCATACAAATATCAACAACAAGAGCTTGAGAGGCAAAGGCAGTATGCAGAGGAGATGTATCATAGGAAACAAAATGCTCCATCTGCAAAGATGTCAAAATACTTGATGGAATACTACCTTCCTCAATATGTGGACCGCCTTAAGAAGCATAATAAAGGTGGGGATAGCTCAATATTAGACAAAATGCTTGCAGACATCATGGGTGGAATTAGCCACAATCAAAGTGGCTCCACCTATGGGACTGGACAAGGTGGATCGAACTCTTTTTTAGTGGCTCCGGGAGTGCGCAGGGTGTAAGGGGCGCTCCCGAAGCAGCAAAAGAAGCAGATAGGAAGCAGGGACTTGTCTACGTAGCTGGTCAGGTTGATCCAGAGATTGAAGGATACAACGGCAAGACTTGGGATAGTAGGCGTTGGAACCCCCTTCTTGATGGCGTCGTTTCGGGTGGAGAGTTGATGGGCACTAGCACTGCGTTTGGCTTGGGTGGCCCGCGTGAAGTCACGCGCAGCATGGGCAACACCACCACTCAAACTGAGCGTGGGTACACAGTGCAACAGCAGCCGTGGAACATGATTGATGAGGGCGCAGATATTGGTGTGCCAAATCAGCAAGGACAGCTGGCCACTGGCGGCACGTTGAATGTTGCTACAGAAGGAATGGACCCGTCTAAGCTGCTTGTGATTGGTTCCATGCTTGGAATTAGTAAGGGTCCAAAGAACACATCTATAGGACCGGGAGGCACCTACGGTAACGGTCAATTTGAGATGTCTGACATTATGGATTGGGCTAGGTCGCACCCAGTGCTTTGGTCGATGGCTAAGGGGATTGGTAATACAATCATCCCTGGAGCGCCAATGATCGGCACTGCACTACTTAACTACAGGGACCGCCGAGCGGCCAGGAAGAACCAATAGGAGGGCTTATGGCGAAAAAGAAAAAGGGTGGCGGCGGGGGCTCTGGGATGCCAGCCGGTTATGATAAAGTAGCCAGCGGCCTCAATGACTGGAACACCCGCGCAGGAGGCTGGGCCAACGATGCTATCGACTATGGGCAGAACAACCCGTGGGCACAAGGTGCTCAGGATTGGAATGCCAACATGCTCGAAGGCAACATGGCCAACAACCCGTGGATGAGCAGGCTGTACAATCAAACCGAAGGCCTTGATATGAACCGTGGCCTTGGATACCTTGATGACTACCTTAGTGGTGGTGCTGGTGGCGGATCTGGGTCTGGTGGATCTGGCGGTGGTAGGCCTGGGTGGCGTCCAGCTGGCGGCGGTGGTGGTGGGTCAAGTAGCAGTTCACATAGCGGAGGAAATGTCCCTGACTCAACTGTTGGAAAGGGTTTCTTCTCTCAGCATGTGAATGAGTTGTTTGATCCTGCACGTTTGGATCCTGCTAATGATCCCACTATGCAGCCAATGATTGATAACATCCAGCGCGAGTCAGAGGAGTCCTACTGGCGCCAGATTGCTGATATCAACAATCAGGCTGAGGGAGCTGGACGCTATGGAGGCAGTTTCTATCAGGGCCTTAGGGCTGCGCAGGCTGATGAGTACAATGAAGCTCTACAGGGAACCCTGGCGCAGCAGTATCAAGCGGCCAGGAATGCAGCCCTACAGCGTCAGATGGAAGCCCTTGGGCTGGTGAATAGCAGGGACATCGCTGAGGGTCAGATCTCAGCATCAAGAGACGCTGCGAGCATGAGTGCTGCTGCGAGCGGTCAGGCTGCTCGCTATGGCTACGATGCCGCGATGGACTCCAACCGTTTGCAGGCGATGCAGATGATGCTTGGTGCCGGTCAATTTGGCATGCAGATGGGTGGCAATATGGCAGAGCTGATGCAGAATGGTCAGATCGCCGCCAATCAGATTGGACAGGGGTGGGCTCAGATCGGTCAGCATGGATATGATCAGGCTGGTCAGTTTGGACAGCTTGGAGTGGGTGCTCTTGGCCAGTTGGGTGGCATCTATAGCTCTGCAGCTGCAAATCGCGCTCAGCAACAGCGCATGCAGGAAGAGCAGCGTAGGTGGGAAGAGGGCGCTGCTAGCAGAGATATGAATGACCTGATCCGCATGATGTCTGGACTTGACAACCTGAGTGGTGCTGGAGATTACCCAGCGTACATGCCAGGATCGGCTGGGCCTGCACCTGACAGCTTTGGATGGGAGGACCTTCTTGGATCTGGGCTCTATGGAGCTGGAACCTACCTTAACAATCAGCAGGGAGGCCGCTAATGCCTGGGTTCTTTGATTTTACAGACTCAATGCAAAATTCCCCTATGGATAATGGGGAGCAGAGTTGGGGTGGAGACATGATCTATGGTGGCAATCAACCGATTGCTCCACAGGCTAATCCGTTTGACATGAATATGCCACAGATGCCCCAGGGTGGGATGAATAATCCAGTGCCATTTGATGCGCTGTCTGCAATGAATGGTATTCAGATGCCACAGATTCCACAGCAGGACTCTATGGGTCGCTATGGTATCAATGACACCCAGCGCGCAGATGCTGGGAGGCAATCGCTGGCTTCGATTCTGATGGGCGCTGGGCGCACTATGTTTGACGATAATCCCAATGCTGTGCTACAAGCTGCTGCGGGTTCAGGTGATATTCGGCGTGGGGCTCTCGATAAAGCTAGCCAAGAAAACGTGAATGCATTCAAGCTCCAGGTGGAAGCCAAGGCCAAGGAGCTAGATTTCCTTAGCAAGAAATCTGACATTGCTAGGCAGCAGATGCAGATTGAAGCTGACCAAATGAAGCTTGAGGATCTCAAGCTTAAGCGGCAGGTGGCTGTACAGTTTGGCAAGGAAATGGCTCCTATTGCCGCAGACGTTCTTCAGAAGGCCCAGAACATGTACCCCGATAAGGTGGATGGAGTTAGGCAGATGTTCCTAGCCGCACAGGCCAAGCTTGCTGAGGGAGATATCGACGGAGCCAATGCTCGCTATGAACTAGCTATGCTTGAGCTTCCAAGCGAATGGGCTAAAAAGGCAGAAGAGGATAAACTTAAGGCAACGCTTGCAGCCGCCAACAAGTGGGGCATTGGCCTGGACACTGCCAAGAGCCCCGAGTTCCTTGCTGCAGTTAGGGCGTCTGAGGGAGAGGTTGAGTTTGGCGAAGATGGCATGCCAAGAGTTGTTAGCAAGAATGAAATTGAACTTCGCAATCTTCGCAAGCAACAGCTCGAAGCCTCAATCGCCGCAGAGCGGGCGCAGGCAGCAGCCTATGGCAATAAGCAGCCTGCCGGTGGATTAACTCAAGGCCAGCTGATCAATGAAGTGGCACAGATTGACGAAGCTGTCAGGCAGCTGTCTGTGGTGCCTCCACAAGTGGATGACCCGGCGAAGCAGTATGAGATCAACCTCGGCAGAGCAAAGCTTCAGGGCGCTTTGGCCCCGATTGGCGTTACTGTGGAGAAGTGGAACTCGATGACCTCCGACGAGAAACTGCAAGCGGTGTTCCGGTCTAAGGCGGTGGCCATGGGTGGGCAAGGTGGTGGAGTGGTGGCTCCTCCGCAGATGGGCGGCGGGGCTCCTGTACAGCAAGGAAACCCGATTGCAATGATCAAGCAGGCTGCTGGAGGAACCCCTGAGCAGAAGGCAAGCGCACTAAAGGCAATGGGATCAAATCCCGGCACAGCTCAAATGATCAACGACGCAAAGAAGGTGCTTGGGTTGGTGGGCAAGCCAAAGAACAAGCAAGAGGCCGATAGCTGGACAAATATTCTGTTCACATACATTTCTGCCAGAACCGCTAAGTAGCAGCATCTCCACTTATAAAGGATAATAATGCCCAACAACTACTGGGATGATTTATTCCAACCTGATGACACAATCCAGCCCAATGGCGGGAGCGTGTTTGATGATCTGTTCTCCGATGATTTTGGTGCCCAAGACACATCTGGCGGGTTACAGATGGACGAATGGAACCCAGAGTATCAAAAGCAGGAAGGATGGGGGGATCTTGGGGAGTACCTGTCTGGTGGCAACCCAATCAAAGATCGCGGGCTAGAGTGGTCTGATACAAGAAATTTGATTGGTCCTGCTGGCCAACTGTTGTTTGGTAATGACAATCCTATCAATAGGTTAACTGGGAAAGTTGTGTCTGGTGTTGGTGATATTGTTTTATCTACAGCTAAGTCTGGGGCGGACCTGTTCAGTTATGCTACAGAGAAGGTTAACTCTGGGTTAACCTCTGTTGCAGAGGACCACGGTTTATTGGCTCCAGATGTTGCCGACAAAATGCGGGAATCTTTCGCTGGCGACAGAAAAGAATTCAACGACCTTGTAAAGAAGCCGCTTGGTGATGCAGCGGACCTGATGGGTGATATCACTAGTGACCTGTCCGCCAAGAAGGATTTTGGTGGTGGGTATATGGCGGAGATGGGTGGTAATCTTGACACGCTGTTGGAGTCTGGGAGTGTTAAGGATGCAGTAAGTGCGTTGTGGGAAACTGCTGAGGACACTGGCGGGATGGCAATGGATGTTGGGGCCGGGATGCTCAGCTCTGCAATTACTGGAGGTCCAGTTGGAGAAATCTCTGGGCTTGGGTCTGTTGGTGCTGGTATGGCGCTACAGGCGTATAGTGACACCTATGATGAACTTACAAAGAACGATGGCGACTCCAGGGCGTTAGCGGTTACTGTGTCGGCAGCCAACGCTGCTGTGCAGGGAATCTTAGAAAAAATTGGTTGGGAAACGGCCTTGGGCAAGGGACCCGTGGCTGAGTGGTTTGAGGTGAACGCTAAAGACACTGTGCTCAAGTCAATGCTCGCCAGGTCAATTCTTACTGGTCCCACGGAAGGATCCGAAGAGTTCCTGCAAGAGTTTACTGACATCTTAGCTAAGAATCTTCCAAATGTTAAGCGTGATGGTTGGGAAGCCACGTTCACAAAGATTAAAGAACAGGCTTACAACCAGATGCCAGAGTCGGCGTTCACTGGTTTCGCTTTTGGTCGGCTGCTTGGAGGGGCGGTGGCCCCCATGCAGAACCTCGCCGCCAAAGATATTGCTGCAAGATATGGTAACTTGAATGTTGACCCAGACAGAAAGCTTGCCGACTCAATCAACCAACCCACGTCAGATGAAAAGGCTAAGGACGCACTGATTGATGTGGTGGAGAAGGAGGGCGGGTTAGCAGGGAACGGTGATCTCACTGGTATGTTCCCTGTCGCCGTGGTGGATTCCAATGGCAATATGGTGCAAAACAACATCCCAGAGGTCAGCGCTAAACAAGAGAAGGTTAAGAAGGCGGCCAAGAATGCCAAGGCATCAAAGAAGGCCGTTGATAATGCCATCAAAGACCTCGCGCTTGAGCAGGAGAAACAACGCGCAGAGCTAGGTGCAGATCTCACTTCATCCGATATTGACGCGGCTGCAGACCGCATCACTAAGTCCATCGACACAGTGGTGCAAGAGAAGCAGACCCAGGTGGATACTCTGATGGGCGTGGTGGGCAGCATGACCCAGCTTCTCCAAGGCACCCAGCCCACCTTTAACACTGGCGCAGAGGGCGAACAGGAGACTGTCCAAGCTCCCCAGATCCAAGCATCCCAAGAAGAGGTGTCCGGTGTCATCCAAGCTAAAGCCCAAGAGCTTGGTTTGGAAGTACCCATCGAGGCAATCCAGAATCCCATTGGGTTCGACTGGGAAACATGGGGTCAGCAGCAGGTGGCTCAAGCCAAGGAATCTGTTGTAGAAGGCCTTAAAGGCCCTGTGGATGCCATTAGAAGCTCGATCACTGTTGAGCCTGACTCTCCTATGGCTTCAGTGCTCTCGTCCATTCCTGAGCCAACTGTGGAGCTTCCAGAGCCTATCTATGAGGATGAATCGGTGTCATCCAGGATTCTCCTGTTCAATCAGATCAAAAGCAAAGAAGCTCCGGTGGTGCCAAACACTGACAATATGGCAGACGCCACTGCGTGGAATAGTGACTTTGGTGGATTGCGTAGGATCGCAATGTCTGCCAAGGAGGGGATAGCTCTACTCCCAAGTGAGCAGAATATCACCGACCACAAGGCTGTTCTTGATCGGATCCTGCGGATCGCTCCTAATATGCATGGAAATGAAACTGTCGCCCACTTGGCCGGGGTATACGCCGGGTACATGCGAGAGGCACTGTACGCCCCAGGAGGAAACACTAGGAAGGCCACCGCAGCCGCACGAGTGGCACTGGCTATCAACAGGGAGATCAGGAAGCAGAACATTCCAGGTGTGAATATCATGCCCACCTTGGTGGGGGCTGTGCCAAACATTGAAGCAACCAATCGTTACACAAGAAACTTGCAATATGGCCCCGAGCGTAATAATCCGCAGGTGTTCAGTGGCGGGGCAAGCTTGGGTTCATGGTTAATTGGTGCTTCTGAGTCTGTTGCGCGTGGGCTTGGTTTTGACCAGGAGAAGGTGGATAGGGTAACCAACAACGCAAAGGCGATGGCCGATCAGGCAGCTGCAGCATTTGCTGTCGCCCCGCAAATCAAATCTATCATCTTCAATGTGTGGCAAACCGCCCCTAAGGCTCTGGTGGATAGGCTTGGGGATGCGATGCGCAATGGCCATGACGCCAATGCTAATGAACTAGCCACTATGGTGGCCGATCACCTTGCCAGTCAAGGCCTGTATGTGGATATGCCCCAGCTTATTGAGTCCAACCCCGACGCAATGATCAAGTTCTCTTCCGCGCTTGTTGGCGTGGGTAAGGGGATTATGTCTCCATGGTCAATGGAGAGGGTCATGCTCGCCACTGGAGTGGAGATTAGGGCAGCAAAGGCTGGAGTGGCTGCCCTGCAGAGCATGGCAGAACGCTGGGCTATGAAGAACAATGGCACGGTGTTTGAGTGGTGGGATAGGTTTGGTGACTATGCCAGGGTGATGGAATTCGCTGACAGAACTGTGCTTGGCACAGCATCTGCAGATAGGTTGGCAAAGGACCGCCCACTTTATGGGATCCAAAACGCCCTAGAGTACGGTAAAGGGATGCTCAGGCTCTTCAAAAGTGGAGAGCCATTGTCCGTTAAGACAGCTCTTCACGAGTCAATCCACATGCTTTACTCTAGTGGTCTCATGGGTGAGATGCTTGATGATGAGGCTAAAACTGCCATGGAGCAGTTGTGCGGAGAAAAGTTGTGGGGAGCTAATGGGCAACCACTGAAGATTTCCAACCTAGCAAATGAGAAGATGGCTGTTGGGTTTGAAAAGTTCATGTTTGAAAACGATGCCCCAAACAACAGGCTTAGAGCCGCCTTTGAAGACGCTAAGCAGTTCTTCAGGAACTTTGTTAAGTATATGTTCAAGGACTACAAGGGGCCATGGAATAGCCACCCCGATTACAACACAATTCCAATCTATGGCTTAAAGAACGCGGATGTTTACCTTGAGATGGGCGACCTTGATATCAGCGCTCCGCAGGTTCGCGCCTTCTACCAACTTCTCAATGCCAACCCTGATGGCACAGAGATTGCCTACTCATCTCCTGGCATTGCCACAGCTGTTGAGAACCTGATCACCGCCACCACTGGGATTGAGGCCAAGGGTGTTCTTACTTATCAGCCGCCAGCAATGAGTTTGGTGACGCTACCCGTGTTCCCGAAGGATAGGGTTGTCACTGCGGATGATCTACCGGATGCTGAGGATGCAGCTAACACAAAGTGGTTTCATGGGAGCAAGAAGAACTCATTGCATGAAACTGGTTTTAGCAGTGCATTTAGCCAAGTTGGATTAGTGGGGACGGGGGTGTATCTCACAGATGACCCAGCTTTGGCCGAGACGTACAGAGAGTATGGTACAGCTCAAAGATCAATTGTGAAAAGACCTTTCGGTTTTGGGGACGAGGATGGAGGGGATGTATACGCCATAAAAGTAGAGCCAAGAAAGGTGATCAATCTTGAGAAAGAGATTGATCCGAAAGCTAAATTTGCCGTGCTTGACGCTGTTGATAAATGGATTGATTCAGAGTATCCAGATATTAACATGGAAGATTATGCAAATGGTAGCGCAGCGAGAGAGAAGTACAAAGAACTTGCGCTTGAGAAGATAAAAGAAGTGAAGGCGTGGGTAAAGTGGGAGAGGTATCGGTCAGACAATAAGTATCAAGAACCAAAAGCTTTAACGCTAGTGAAAGATGTCATGATGGTTTCTAAAGATGAAAGACTTTTTAAAATGATTGAAAGGTCTTTGAGGGCTGCTGGATTTGATGCGTACACACATGTTGGTGGTAAGATTATGGGGAATAAGGACCACAGGGTTTTGGTGTTGCTTGATCCTCAGGCGTCAGGTGGTTCTTATCCAAAGACAGTAGAAAAGGCATGGCCCACCACCAACATCGACCCAGAGAAGATCGAAGATGACTGGTCCATCCATGAACCTAACGGTCCTTCAGACTCCCAGTGGCGCAGGATGATTGGGCTCACCAATGATGAATCCAATGGAACCCACACCCATGCCACTCTACTTGAGATGGCAAAGAATAGGGAACGTGTTACCGACCTAGCTAAGCGCACCAGTGCTCAGAAGGGCATGGTGCCGCCAGCTCCGTTGGAGTCCAGGGCTTCTGTAAACCGAGAAGTGCTATCAGCTGTAGGGGAAGGAATCCTTGAAGGCGAGCCACTCATTGAAGAGATGTTTAAGCACCTGCATGACACCGTGATGAATGGTGGAATGGATGGACACAACTCAGGTGTAGCCACTGACCACACCAAGGTTGAGCAAGTAAAGGACATGCTCACTAACTTTGTGAGCAAGATGAGGTCATGGGCCTATCTCACCGCCAAGGGTGACATTGGAAGGGTTGGGAAAGAGTTGTCTCGTGGGGCTCTGTACGCGCTTGTGAAGCTCATGCATGTGGGTGCCAAGGCGTTTGAAAAGGCTATCGGCAACTATGGTGCCGACTGGAGCAATCTTATCCGTGGGTTGGCTAAGCCCACAGAGGCCGAGATTCAGCGTCTGAGAGCCTCTGGTGGCGAAGAGGCAGTGAAGCAACGCATGGCTGAGTATGAATCCATGGACATGCTATCACTGGCAGAGTTCCTGAATAACAACCATGCACTCAGCAAGCTCGCTGACAAGGTGGCTGAGCTACGTCCGCAGCTCTATGACATTGTAAAGCACATGGCCGTGCCAATTCCTGGAGCCAGGAGCTTCAATGAGATCACCACCACCTTCAATCGTATGGCTGAAGCCTACTACGCAGCCAATAAGCACAAGCTCCCGTTTCGGGATGAGCATGAGTTCCATGGGGCAGTGACGCGAGATCTGCGCCTGTGGATGTTCTCTGCTCGTCAGTTTGAACTTGTTGACCGGGTGAAGGAAGACATGGCAAAGTATGAGGCTGATGTGGCGGCTTGGGAGAAGAGCACTGCTACCAAGAAAAAGAAGAAGCCCAAGAAGGGCGATGTAATGCAGGAGCTTCAACAGCCAGAGAAGCCCAAAAAGCCAAAACTCCCCAAGATCACGGAAGAGGGCACACGATGGGCTGAGTCTGTGAAAATGCTGATGGAGATGCGCTATGGAAAGAACCTAGCTATGTTCAAGGCCACCGCCCAAGAGCTTACTCAGTGGGAGAACCACATGGTGCTGGACAAGCTGCTCAATGTTGGCATGATCACCGCCAAGGAGCATGCTGACATGTACTCTAAGGGAAAGCACCACATCCCCATGTACAGGCTCCGCAGTATGCTTGATAAGTCAGGCGCTCTCAACACTCGCCTGGATGACTCTATGTATAAAGTGCTCGACTATCTCAAGCATGACATTAGCATGAAGATGGAAGATCCAATCAATGCCATGCTTCGCAAGGCAGCAGGAATTGAGATGCTCACCATGCGTCAGCATGCAAAGAATGCGCTTGGGAAGAGGATCCTGGCTGATGTGAGATGGTGGGATATTGATTACAAGGACTCACCACTGTCTATCCTGTCACAAAAGATTGCCATCACTAAGGAAGAGTATGATGAGCTGTCACGCACTGGGCAATATAAGCTAACATCAGCCGTGAAGTACAAGAAGGATGATCAGGGTAATAGAATGGAATCTGGTCACACCTACTACAAGCATGTGCCATTCACTGCGGATGATGTTGAGTCTGGGCTAAAGTATGCCACTAACCCGTCAGTGCTTAAGGCACTAAAGAAGACTGAATCTCAAGTTAGGTCTGAGTATGAGCAGCGCATGTTTGCGTTCTATCCTGAGCCGGGTAAGCCGATGTACGTCAGCATTCATGATCCTGCTCTGGCTAAGGCATTCTTCTACATGAACAACCAACAGGCTGTGTGGGCCAACAGCGTGGCGGGATGGATGTTCAGCAAGATTGATAGTATGGCTGGTGCGCAGGAGCAGGCAGAACTGCAGGATAAGTTCCTCTACCACTCAGCTAGGCTTGCTGCCACTGGCTACTTTGGCATGAACAAGATCTCCAAGAGCTTCATCACTGCGGCCCCTGCATTCATCTACAATACTCTGTTCCGTGACTTGCCTGGAGCTAAGATCCGTAGCCGCACAGGGTTGCGCTGGATTGACATTCCTGGTGGCTTCATGCAATCAGCAGCCCTGATGTTCCCGTCAATGATGGAAGTGTTCCCAGAGAAGTTTGATGTGGCGCGTGATGCGTCACAGGGCATGGCCACGTTCTCTGGGCTGTCAGCGTCAAATGCTGATGGCAGCTTGGATGCTGATGTGCTTATGTCTCTAACGCGAGGCAGAGGGGAGAAGCTTGCGAAGGCTAAGGCTGGTCACTACGGAGCCCTAGCAAGCCTTATGTGGGGCGATATGAAGCAGTTCTTTGCCAAGGAAGGCCTCACCACTGCACCCGGTCAGATGTGGTCGGAACTGAAGCGCGGAAAGAATGTTGGCAAGCACTTTATTGCGATGGGACTTAGCCCGTTCACTGTGGCGCGAGCAGCTGGCCAGTTTGCTGGGTCTATTATTGAGAACGCTACTCGACTCACAGAGCGTGGGTTGATGATGTCTGAGGATATGTCAAAGTATCCAAGTCTTGTGGCCCACTATGACCCTAAGAAGGCTATCAATGGGAAGATCCTGGCTGGCACCACCGGCACCATCCATCGCGCCAAGTGGGAGATGGCTAAGTCTAAGCTCAAGATGGACCCCAATTACAAGGTGCCTGAGGACGCAATGCCCATTCAGTCCAACCTCACTGAGCGTGACAACGCAATGAGCCATGTGACTGTCCACTTCCCCCAGAAGGGATACTGGACTGCATCCATGGATCAGCTGTCCATGTTCTACAATCCTATGGCTCAGGACTTCTACACTAACATGATGATTCTCACTAGGCATTCAGCGCTGCAGAAGGCCACTGCGTATGCACTTGGAGAGAATTGGGAAGCTGCTAAGGATCAGGTGAAGCTTGACTCAGCGGCTTATGCTTGGGTGATGAAAAGTTTGTTCTATGTAACCTTACCAATGATGATGATGATGGCTTCATATGGCGGTGACGATGATGATTCTCAGGACTGGCAGTCTCAGAGCTTTATTGAGAAATCATCCTACTTCTGGATCCCCACTAACAAGCTGGGGCTCACTGAGAGACCGCTCCGTGTTGCATCTGGGCTTGGGTTGTTCAGCTTGATGTTCAAGGATCTTCCAATGGCTGGTATGCTGGAGATGCAGGGAAAGGATCCCAAAGCAATGCACAAGTGGATGCGCAGGTTTTTTGACTCCACCCCGTTTGGTGCTGTTGGCATTCCGGCCATGGATTATGAGCAGTATGGGTGGAAGCCTGCTTTGATGAGCTTCAACACCAAAACTGTACCGTGGCTGGCTCCTGAGTCTATTAACCCGTGGCTTGAGCTTGGGTTCGACCGTCAGCAGTTCCGAGACAAGGCTATTGCATTCCCTCAGGAGTTGGCGCGTGAAGATCCCACAGAGGTGCAGCGCGAGAAGTATAATATGCTCACCAATGCAATCACCAAGGCCTTCTCTTCCGCCAGGATGCAGCCTGCTCAAGTGCAGTATCTGATCTCAAGGTACTTCACAGGGTCTAACAGGTGGTTGCCGGTAGTGGCGAATAAAGCAATGGAGTTATCGACAGGGGCAGAGGGCGTGCCTGAGGATGTACAGTCATCCAACAGCCCACTGGCCAACCAGTCAAGCGGCTGGGCTCCAAGGATTCAAGCGCGTGAGGCTTATGGCATGGGATCAGAGTTTGTCCAGGATCTGCTCACCACTGCCCGTGAGTCAGCTGAACAGCGTAAGAGCTATGAGTCTATGAACACTACGCGTAAGCCTAGCTACCTTGCTGAGAACAAGCTCATCCAAGAGGACATCTACTTTGGCAAGCGTGGACAGGACGGGTATCGCAGTGGTGGGTTGCAGGCTGCAGCCAAGAAGGTAATTGAGTGGGAGCGCAGCAAGAAGGAAGCGCTCAAGGCAGGAAGGATTGACAAGGTGGAAGCGCTTCTCATTGAGAAACAGTACACACTGTTTGCAATGGAAGCAATGAGAAACGTGATGTTTCAACTTGGGGAGTGAGGTGATTAGATGAATTCTTTTCAATTGGCTGGGGTGGGTGTCACTGTTGTGCTGTTTGTTATCACACATGCTATTGCTGTGTTTAAATGGATTTCGTCTCTCACCGCATCACTCAAAGAGATTACAGCAAAGTTTGAAGAGAGAACTTCTGCGTTGGTGTGGGACATGCGAAAAATCTCAGGATCAGTGGAAGCCCTTGCTGCAGCTGTTGTGAGATTTGAGCGCATTGAAAAAGATGTAAGCGACCATGAAGTTAGACTTAGAATTCTTGAGCAAGAGGATGGTGAGTAAGATAATGAAAGCTTCAATCCTTGCTGTGAATCTACTCAAAGAGGTGGAGGGTTGGCGGGATAAGCCGTATAAGGATTCAGGTGGGAAATGCACCATTGGGTGGGGTCACTTGATCGAAGCCGGGGAGTTCTGCCCAGACAAGATCACGGTGGAGCAGGGAGAGAAGTATCTTAGGGACGATATCGCAGATGCTGAGCGAGTCGTCAATAGCACTGTTAAGGTACCACTCAATCAACATCAGTTTGATGCTTTAGTGTCATTCACGTTTAACATCGGTGCTGGGGCATGGGCCACATGTGACTCACTCAAGATCCTGAACAACGGTGAGCACCACCGGATGCCAGCCAGGATGATGATGTGGGTGAAGGTGGAGAAGAATGGGGTGAAGGTGGTGGAGGAGGGGTTGATCAACCGCAGGATCAAGGAGGCTGACCTGTGGCGAGGAAAGTAACCTCATTCAAGGAAGGATCCCTATATAGAATTGAATGGTTAGACCACTTTGATGTAGATAAAACATGGATGAAAAAGTCTGAGGTTGACTTCGATCAAGAGATTAAGATGATCACTTATGGAATTTGCATCGGCAGTAAGGGGAAGTATGTCACCCTGTCGGGCACGATGCAGGCTGATGACGAGAACCCACTTCATAGCCAAGTGTTCAGATGTTTAAAAGCAGATATTGTTGCAGCAAAAGAGATTAAGTTCTAGGAGAGACAGATGCTACGCGGCGAGAAGAAACACAAGGCCCCCAAGCAGTGGGCCAAGAAACAGAACCAGCTTAGAAAGATGAGGGACAGAGAACGTGAGCGAGAAACGAAGGGACTATTTCAGCGAGGGAATTCCGGCGTGGTGGTGGCCTTCCCTGGTGACGACCTACGCATTGATTGAGCGTGTGCTTGGAGGTTTTGGTGTGGGTAGATTCTATGACCTCACCACCAACCCCAACGGGAACTGGATTGTGGCATTCCTAGGAGTTGTGTCAGGCACATTTGTAACAAACAAGTGGGTAAAGAGCATCAGTGACAAGGACACCAAATCAGAATCCATCACGGTTACAAAGGAAAGCTCTTCCCCACCAGCAGCACAGTAACCCCGGCATCTTGAGCTTTCTTCACCATGTCAACAGTTCCACTACCACCAGGGAATTCCACCACATACAATAACTCTCATTTCCCCACCTCAATCTCCACCACCTTCTTGTTGTTATCCTTAAACATTTTCACATAGTTACGTGTGGTGGCACCACCTGGGAGGGCAATCAACACATCAGCTCTCTCTGCCAGCTTAATCCCTGACATGATGACATTGGGAATCTCTTCCTGGTAGGCTGCCTTCTCTCCAATCAAAGCGCCACCACCCACCCCAGTCACCACCACCTCTCCAGCCTTAAGCTGTAGTAAATGCAGGGCTACAAGCTGAACAGCCTTGTCGCTCACCTTGAGGTTGTTCCCTCCCACCACGGCTACCCTTACAATCCTTTTCATTCGTTCCCGCCAAGTTCAATCCTTAAACTCTTGCCCATGTCACTTACCCTGTCAGATAGCTCATATAGTTCAGCTCCAACTTCATATGCCGTCACCCCGTCATTGAACATATCAACTGCCATCTCTCTAATTTTATCCATCAAGATTGCGTGGAAGTCTTTTACTACATTCTCTTTATTGCTCATCGTCCCCCATCCTTCCACTCCAGTAACTTGCGACAATCCTGTTCAAGCAGGAACACTGGGCTACTCTTCTGATCACCGTTGGGAACCTGAGACAGCAGCATCTGCAGCCTTTCTAATCCTTCCCTTGTTGGTTTAGGGGCATCCTCCTCATCCCACTTGATCTTGACATACTTCTTAGCTGTCTTGATGACATTGGCTGCACCTTCTTC